TGTAGTTTGCAGCTAAATTTGCGGCAAAGATAGATATTTTCTTAATTTCAAGAGATAATGCTGCCGGGTATTATTGAAGCTGGATGAATAAAATTTTAAACCATAGCCAAATCGGAAGTGCCTAAAAACAAAAATCAGATAGAAATCTTGCGATAACTATCTGATTTTCAGAAGAGCGGAAGACGGGGCTCAAACCCGCGACCCTCAGCTTGGAAGGCCTAATTTGCCTATATTAATCCTGCTGTAAATCAGGTGGTTACTTTGATTAATAAATAGATTTGCATAGAGTTTGCATAGTACTCCATCTACTTATGCAATATCTTTAATTTATGAACTTCTCTCATATCATATACCTTGCACTCCTTTTTAGGCGTAACCTCTTGGCTTCCTCTTAACATTCTTACTTCGTTTTCAAGGTCATCTACTCTCTTGGAAACTATGTTGTACGCATCTAAGAGGTGCGATATGTATCTTACTAAATTCGCGTCGTTCATAAATATTTTTTGATGTTAAAACGATAAGTAAGAAATAAACAAATAATATTTTAATTTTGTTCCGAGATAAATAATGTTTATCAACATAATTTTCAAGCATAATTTATCGAACCACCCTCCCGGTATTGAAATCAATTATTACGCACTCTTGGTTGAAGTCCTTCTTCCGCTTAGTCCAAGCTGCTCTCGCATGATTTCATTCTGTCCGGTCAACTTGTCCATTGCAGACTTCATCCTTTCTATTTCAGCCTTTAAATCGGCTATCTGATTATCCTTGTCCTTAATCATATCTTCAAACATTCTTTGATTCTGCGAAGCGGTAAGGCTATTGGCCGGAGCTTCGCCGGTGTCAAGAAACATATTCCCCTTTCCGGTAAGGATGTAGTTGGCGTTTACTTGGGGGTAGGCTTCGCAAAGCTGAACTATTATATCACCAGATATAGCCTTAGTAACCCCATTTTTGTAATGGGATATTTTAGCTTGTGCATTTTTCACGCCACAATCTTTTTCAAGCACGTATGGCCCAATCTTTAGACCTTCCATAACCTCTAAAAATCGTTCACTTGTAGTCATAGTATAATATTTTAAATTATTTATATTCAAAAACAGTTTGTACTATAAAATATTATAGTATCTTTGCACCCGTTGCAAGTCAAGAGGCAACAGATGCAGATTAAATTAAACAATCGCCCTAACGTGGGCCTCTCTATATGGAAATCCGTTGCCTCTTGACTTTAGCAACGGATTTTTTTATGTCAATATATGAAACAGACGTTATATTTAAATATAGGACTTGCAGAGCAGGCAATCAATGATAAACGATTTATTGAAGCGCTTGCTTTTTCTGTGCTCGTCAAACTAACGTTTGTTTCATCAAGAATACAATCGGCTACTGTCAGCAAGTGTAAGGACTTATTTGGTATTGGGTCAACGAGAATGTGCCGTATAATCAATAGCGGCATTGAATACGGCTTACTGAAACGAGACAATAAAGATCTTGTAGCCACTTCGCTTAAGAGAGAAAAATCATATCATATCAGGTTAGACTTTGAATGTAAGACATATAGTCGAACAAAAGCTTTGATGAGCGATAGGCCGAAATCAGAGCGAAGCCCGATTGTATGTCAATACTCATTGAAAGATATTATAGACATTATCAGGAAGTCTGTATTGCTTAACCATATAAGCAAGCAATCAGACTGTGAAGATACCATTAACATAGCTAAGGGAAACGCGAAGTCTATAAACCAGCTTCGGAAAGCCCGCAAAAAATGTAAGCGTATGCTACGTACAGATAATGCCTTTACCGGATTGAGTAGAAAGCGTATAATGGATATAACCAAAGTATGTAAGGCGAAAGCCAAACGCCTTATTGACGGACTGTGTTTAAGTGGACTTGTAAGCAGAGTTGAACAGTCTGTTCGTGTATGCTTAAATTATTCAGACTTTTCTCCAAAGCTGGCAAACAGCTTTTATAAAGAAGCTGGTCTGAATGGTTACTTATACAGGAGTGGTAGCGAGATTCGTTTGCGCGTATCAAACAGGTATGTTTATTCTTGCGATCTGATAACGTTTAAACTTTAATTTTTATGCCATATTCCCAAAAAAGACCACTAAAAACATAGCGTAGCGTATGCACACGTGACGCGATACGCATCATGCGTATGATTATATAATTAATAATTTAATATATACACCAAGACAATGAGTAAATATATAGCATATACAGACGGAGGATGCCAAAACACATCAGTGTACGGGGAAGGCGGTTCAGCCTATCTGATAATCCATAAGGGAGAAGTTGTAAAAACCGCTTCAAAAGGTTTTCTTTATACAACCAGCAACCGTATGGAGATGCTTGCTATTATAAGTGCCGTTTGTTCCGTCCCGGAAGGTTCTGATTTAATCGTATATTCAGACAGCAAATATGCAATCAACGTCTTTTCCGGTATTTGGAAGCCGAAGAAAAATAGAGATTTGATAATCAAATACAACGAGCGTGTAAAGGCTCTTAGCTCTGTATATTTCCGGTGGATAAAAGGACACAATGGAGACAAATACAATGAATTGGTTGATTCTATGTGTACAAACTCCATTAATGAGATAGTCCAATTACACAACCTCCCAAATGACAGGTTTAAAAAAGTGAAAGTACAGCTATCCTTTAAATTTAATTAATAACCGATTGTATCAACATTTCAAAGATCGAATTATGAATTACAAAGAATTTAAAAATCCAGTAGTTGCCAAAAGCATGAAAAAGGCAAGGAAAGCGGCAGAAGTGAACACCCTTAAATGGATGTCTAATGTGTCTGAAGGCCTTGATTCTGAGTTAAAAACGTTGAAACGCCTTTCTGCGCAAATAGCAAAAGGGGAAATCGCTTTTTCAGAAGATTACAAAGATTGCCCCTCCGCAATCAAAGCCAATATGTCATTGTACGCATCCGATTTGATGAGAATTGCTGCACTTCTTGAATTTCTTATCATTGAGTCGGAAGAGATCGATGAATAATATCTAATATTTTTCCAATATTGGAAGCTAAATCAGATATATTGTTCATTCCGCTTATTACGCTATTTATTTTGCCAATTGCAGTTTGGGATAGTTCTTTTTGAACCCTTTCAAGCTGCAATTGCAAATTTTGAAGACCAGCTACATAAGCATCTTTTTCCATGCAATACCCACCATATTCCTTTTTCTTGTGTATGCCATATAAGAGTTTATACGTATCTCCATATCCGCGTTGCTCTATTAGACCATCCTTTTTAAATTCTTCTATAATATTTTTATATTGCCCTTTACTTATATTTAGCAAACAAGACACATCTTTATAATCCAAATGAACTATCTCCTCTTCATCTTTTCTATCAAGCATCAAATCGATCACAGCATCCATGTTTTCTGATGTAATCAACGTCGGATATTCTTTTTCCTTTTTGGGCATTGATCTAAATCCGTTCATAACAACATAGTAATCAATTGTTTACATAAAATATGTTTTATAACATATTGTTTGCTATAAAATATTATAGTATTCCTGTTGTTGCTATAATATTTTATAGTATCTTTGCATTGTTGTTAATCAACAAAGCGGTTAACAACGTTACAAATCAATGTAGATACAAAGATAATAAAATAAATAAAGAAAACAAATATGAAGTACGATTTATCAGACATAATGAAAAGAGCTCATAACCTTTATAAGACAGGTAAATACACTTGGTCTGAAAGTTTGAGAAAGTCTTGGAAAATGGCAAAGTTCGCTCTTCGTACAAAAGAGGAAATTGCCAACATGGTAGATTATAAATCTATCGACAATAAGGCTTTTGCTGATAAATTGAGAAAAGAGCACGAAGGGTGGAAACCAGCCGAAAGAAGTAAGTATGATGACTTCTCCGCTCCTGTATCGGCTTATTATACAAACAATAATAGAGGACGATTCGGTTCTTGCTTTGTAGGTGATTAATACAATAATATATAAACATGAATGACATTAAAACAGTAGCTGTAAGAAAAATATCTCCGGCAGATACATTGAAAAGTATAAAGGTTGGTGATACGGTGATTATAAAGGATAAGCATGTAAAGTCCAACGTAGCCCGATCCACTATATCAAGGTTGTCAAAAAAGGGATACTCTTTTTATTCAAAGAGCTGTCCTGAAGGTTTAATAGTAAAAAGACTTCAATAATATATTATCATTATGAATAACAACAAAGTATTCAAACAGATAACTGTATTCGCTTTAGGCTTTACAGGATTCTTTTTCCTTCTCGGAATAGTGGGAAAGTCTGATTATAATGAAGAGGTCATATACAATATGACAGAAACGGCTTACAATGTTATTGTAGATTCCCTCGGTGAAGGTTGCAGCGATACGCAGATCGTGAAGACTTATTTAAGCAACAAAGATTACTACGATAGTTTAAACTGGTAAGGTATGGGACGCTCAAAAAACACCGGAAAGGTAGAGCCGGTAAACAAACTATGGCTCTCTGCCAAAGAAGCAATGGCATACTTAGGATGTGGAGAAAAACTGTTGGAAAAACTAAGGAATAATGCCGAAATATCATTTTCAAAATACGACAGGCGTACTATATGGTACGAACTGAGAAGTATTGAAAGATTCATAGAAAAAAACCGCGTTGTGTGAATAACGCTCCTTCCTCTTAGCTCAACGGTTAGAGCATCGCTAAGGTTATTTGTTCGTAAGGGTTTAGCGTTTCCGGTCTGTTCCGGTTAGCGATTGTTGCACGTTCGATTCGTGCAGAGGAAGCAAGATACACCGTTCTTTGACGTATTGAATGTGAAACAAAGTTTGAATATCTGATATTCGGATTTGTTTCAATATAACCAAGGATTACGTATAGCGGAAACGCCGAAACTACGTATAGGCTTGGTTATCGTGATTGTTTCTCGCACCGAAATGTCCTACGGTAGAGAGTATGCGGTTTGGGCGTCCGTATCGCAAGAAACAACAGGTCATAAGACAACATAAGCGTCCGATACAGTCTTAAATCGGTATAAAGTATGCGGTGGTAATGAAAGGCGGCCGTACACGCTTATTATATATATTTCTCGTGGCTCACCGCAAGGCGAGTGGTAAGGCTTAACATCGGAACGCTCACGAGAACTGAATTATCCTATGGATGAATTATTTGTTTAGGTTGCCGGGCGGTCTGAGAAGATAGTCCGGTTTTTAGTTGGAAATCATCAATAACAATATAAACAGCCGCAATAAGGTAGTGCTATTACTGTACTAAAAGCCGCGAGAGAAACGAAGTGCGCACCGTTTTGATTTAACCTTGTACAGGCGGTTCAAAAGAGAAAATAATGGAAAATGAACTTGAAGAATTATATAAGGAACTGAACAAAGTTAAGTCCTCCCCATTGGCGTATCTTCCTGAATACGGATATTCTTCAAAGGAGGAAATTATTCAGCTTATAGAGGAAGATATAGAGGAGTTGCGCACAGAGATAGAATGTAGTCAATACGATTACACACCTGATGAGCTTGAAGAAGAAAGAATAAGCCTTTGTGTCAGTCAGGGGTTATCAAGATATTGTTAAACTAATAAATATAGAAATAATGGGTACAGTAACGACAGTCCCGCAGCTTAAATCAATGCTTGCGAATGAAAACGTGAAGTCGCGTTTTAAAGAGATTTTAGGAAAGAAAGCTCCCGGTTTTATCAGTTCAATCGTAGCGGTTGCCAATAGCAATACATTGCTTCAAAAGGCGGAGCCGCAATCTATTATGAACGCTGCGGTTATAGCAGCTACATTGGACTTGCCGATAAAGCCCAATTTAGGGTTTGCTTATATCATACCTTATGGTAATCAGGCGAGTTTCCAAATCGGATACAAGGGTATGACTCAGCTGGCTATGAGATCGGGTCAGTACAAAACCATTAACGTTACCGAGGTATATGAGGGAGAAATCAAGAGCGAAAACCGCTTCACTGGAGAATATACGTTCGGGGAAAGGAAATCGGATAAGATTGTCGGTTACATGGCGTACTTCTCCCTCACAAACGGCTTTGAAAAGTACATGTACATGAGCCGGGAAGAATGTGAAAAGCATGGGAAAAAGTTCTCACAGACTTATAAAAGAGGTGGAGGACTTTGGGCTACGGACTTCGATTCAATGAGTAAGAAAACGGTCTTGAAAATGCTTATCTCCAAATACGGCATTTTAAGCATTGACATGCAGCGCGCACAAACTTTCGATCAAGCAGTGGTAAAAGACGATTTGGTTGAAAAGAATATTGATGAAGCGGAGGTTTCATACGAGGATAATCCAACGAATGCGGATGTCAGGCGAAATGCCATGAAAGAAGCATTGGAAGAAGCGGAAGTTGTAGATGAAACAACGGGTGAAATCTTTAACCAGCCAGCGCAATGATAGAACAGGGTTCAAAGGAGTGGAAATTGTCCCGGTTGGGGAATTTTACGGGAAGCCGCATTGGAGACCTCATGACAAGCGGGAAGAAAGGAGAGATGTTCGGAAAGACAGCCCTTTCCTATATATATGAAGTGTGCGCAGAGAGAGATTTGTTGCAGAAATACATTGAAGACGATTACTACTTCGAGATATACCAGCAGCAAGTAAGCTTCAGTAATAAATATACTGATTGGGGACATGAGGTCGAGGACTTTGCAGCAGAACGTTACCAACTTGTCACAGGTTGCGAACTTGAAGAGTGTGAAAGCATACAGCATCCTACAATACCTTACTTTTCCGCTTCTCCTGACCGGATAGCAATTAAGGATGTCTTAAGAAGGGTGGTAGAGATAAAATGCCCAACTCCTAAAAAGTTCATGGAGTATATGAATGAGGTTAAGGATAACGATACGCTTAAATCAGTAAATCCTCTATACTTCTACCAAACACAAGCGGAGATGTCCTGTACGGCTTTGGACAAAGCCGATTTTGTCGTTTTCTGCCCGTTCTTGAAACATAACATTCACATTGTAGAGATAACGAGGGATGAAGCTGTAATATCCGAATTCGAGAAGCGGATAACTGCTGCAAATGAAATTATTAATCAAATACTTAACAAAAAATGAATTTAACCGGAAGCATAGATTTGCTAAAGCTTGAAAAGACAGGCATAGCAACAATTAAAAACAAAAAGTGTGTTATTATTCCCATTGAGGAAAATGACTTGTATGTAAGCATGGACGAAAATCTGAAAGCGAAGTCCGTATATCTTGGCCTTAATGTTAATGAACGAAGAGAACCGAGCCAGTTTGGGAAGACGCATTATTGCAAGCAGTCTTTATCAAGGCAATACAGGGACGCGAACAAGACGGAGGCAGAGGCCAAATCAAAGGTTTATCTTGGAGACTTCAAGCCTTATGAGTTTGAGGGTTCAAGCAATGCGGCTGCTACGGTGGAAGCGCTTGTTGAGCAGGTTGGTGACGATTCAGATTTGCCGTTTTAGTTTCTAAATATATGAAAACAAATAGCTATTTAAAAAGCGGTTAATAAATAACAAATATGTTATAAAGCACTATTGAACTCCATTGCTTATTATAACAAATATGTTATCTTTGTGCCGTAAACAAATGGTCTTTGATTATCATGAAAGTATCAGAGTTCTTGAAAAAGGCTGCGAAGATAGGATGCCAGTTTGTTAGTCATGGGAAAGAACACGATGTTTGGTACAGTCCAAAAACTGGAAAGTATTTTCGTGTCGGCCGGCATGGCTCTCAAGAGATAAAAGGCGGAACCCTTAACAGCATGATGAAAGATGCGGGTCTTAAGTGACCCGCACATTTGTTTGCCCTAAACAAATATTCATTCTATTGCAATTATGAAAGTAACAGCGGTAATTGAAATGTGGGACGACAAGACAATCAGTGTATATGTCCCCGAATTTGACGGTTTCAGCTTGAGCGGTCAAGGAAAAAGTGTAGATGAAGCAAAATGTGCGCTACATGAATGTGTCGAAGATTATGTTACCATGTTTAAAGAACAAGGCAAAGACGTTCCTAAATCATTGGTTGATATAAACTTTGAATACAAGTATGATATAGCGTCTTTTTTTGAGAATTTCAAGTTTATAAGCGTATCTACCTTTGCCAAGTATGCGGGCATTAATCCATCGCTAATGCGGCAATATAAACAAAGAATAGCTTTTGCTTCTGAAAGTCAAAAGAATAAGATCGAAAGTGCTATACATAAAGCTGGTAAGGAACTGGCAGCCGTAAGGCTTTGATATATCATTTGTTTACATCTCCTCTTTTGAGGAAACTAAGGCGGTGGAATTTAGGTTTCACCGCTTTTTTATTGCGTTTTCCTTTGGCATTTTGATTTGAGTTAGTATCTTTGCGGTGTTCAAGACCAAGAGAACATTTATATACGATTAAGCAAACGACTTTTTTATGTCGTTTTGATTGCATTGTATCGCAAAGATATGGGCTATTCATTACTCGTTGCTGCCGTTTGCAAATCGTTGTAAATGGTTCTCTTGGTCGAGAATACGGGTTTGAATAGCCCTTTTTATTTACTCAATATTCATAGCAATGACCAAGAGAATGAATATGAGTAGCAATCGAAGTATAGTAAATTGTGGACTCACGTCTGCACACGACACGTGCACCCTTTCATTATCTTCTTCAACCGAAGAAATCAAACGCTATTTTAAAGCCATTTTGGAACTTTCAAAACTGGATGTTCCATATCCTGTCAACCTTGATTACGTGTGGATGCTTGCCTATTCAAGAAAGGACAAGGCAGTAACAGCACTTAAAGAAAATTTCATTGAAAGCATTGATTACCAAGTTTTCCACCAAAAAGGGGAAAACCCCAAAGGAGGCAGACCAACAATAGAATACCACCTCTCCGTCTCCTGCTTGGAATACTTCATTGCCCGCAAGGTTCGTCCTGTATTTGATGTGTATCGTGAAGTCTTTCACAAGGTGAACGAGATTGCGCCAAAGGTTGTAAAGTCAAGTGCAGCCGACAAGCGGAAAATAGCCCGTCTCGAAGCGGAAATCGAAAGGCTCGAAGAACAACTCAAATGGGCAAGGTGGAGCGAACGCAGGGAAATAGAACTAAAGTGCGCTTGCTTCTCCTATCTCGTAAAGACGAAGCAATACAAGAACTGGGAAGAATACAGAAGAACGGGGATAGTCAAAAAGTAATAGCCATGGTTGAAATACTTATTGTGCTGGGTAGCCTTTTATCAGGCTACCTCACTTTCCGAAAGAACGGAGAGAAACTTTTCTATTGATATAACTTAAAAATTTCATACTTATGAACACTTCAATTATTAAATTCGATTACAACGGAAATCAAATTCCTTTTGAAAAAGGAGATGATGTAATGGTAAACCTTACAGCTATGGCGAAAGCCTATCCTGATAAGAATTTATCCACAATTGTTAACTCACAGGAAATCAGTGATTATTGCGCATCCCTTTCAAAACTAAAAAATTTTAGTTTTGCTGATTTACTGATAGTTAGGAAAGGAGCACCCGATTTAGGAGGAGGTACTTGGGCGCATCGCCTTGTCGCTATTCGTGTCGCTCAAAAACTAAATTCCGATTTAGCGGTATGGGTGGATATGAGAGTGGATGAACTTCTTAAATACGGCATGACCGCTACACAGCCAACTTTGGAACAAATGATTAACAACCCCGACCTTGTTATCAGCCTTGCCACCCAGCTAAAGAACGAACGAGAGGAGAAACAAAGGATAGAGACAGAAAATTTGTATCTAAAAGAACAGAATGAAGCTCAACGCCCAGCTGTAATATTTACAGAAAGCGTAAAGGTAAGTAGTACGAACATACTTATTGAAGACCTCGCAAAACTCATTACTCAGAACGGATATAAAATCGGAGAAATCAGATTGTACAATTGGTTTGTGGATAATGGGTATTTGGTACGGCACAAGAGATGGAGCAATTCAAGAAGGAAATACGAGAACTATTACACCCCAACACAGAGGGCTGCGGAAATGAAGCTGTTTTGGGTATCAGAAAGGGTTATTTCAAATCCGGGTCAACCACAGTTTACAAGATTTACATGTTATGTAACCGGAGAGGGACAGGTATATTTCATTAATAAATTCAATAAATTAAAAGTTGCATAAAATGAAAACAGATGTAAGAACAGTGTACCATTGCGAACACTGCAATAAAATATCACTCAACAAAGGGGCTATGACATTACATGAGGATAAATGTAAGAGAAACCCCGTTAATAGGGCTTATTGCATAGGATGTGAGCATCTCATAGTAGAGGATATAGAATATAACGATAAGATTAGTGAATGCGATTCTGATGAGTTTACTCCAGGTGTAAGGCCTCGCCGCAAATTTATATGCGATATGGACAACAAGGTAATGTATCATCCAAAAGTCAGAACGTTCAGTAAGGAGAAAAGAGATATGATACTTAGCATATCTCAAAAGCCTATGCCTAATCAGATTGAAGGTTGCAAGGACTTTGAGGAAAGGGACATTCCATTTTGATTATGAAACTATTATTATTAAAATACAAGTATTATGCTGTACGAATTTAAGCTTAAAGTAAACAAGGTTAACGAGAAAGGCGATGAAAAAGAAGTCACTGAACACTTCATAACTGAGGATGAAGTCTTTGCTGGTGCGGAAGTTAAAGCCTATAATCTGTATAACGGAGAATGTGACGTATTCGCAATTACCCGTAGCAAGATACGTGAGATTGTCAACGAGAAGCAGGAAGACGAGTTCTTTTACAAGGTTACTCTGATTGATGTTTTCATTGACGACAACGGGAAAGAAAAAGAGAATAAATATTACGTTCTCATAGCGGCAAAGAATATGGATGATGCCAACAAAAAGGCGGCGGGATACATGAAGCAAGGTCTTCAGGATATGAAACTTGATGCTATTGCCAAGACAAAGATTTTAGACTTAATATAATTAACCAAAAGCCATCTACTAACGTAGAAGTCCTGTGAAAGGTTCAGGTTAAGATTTAATCAGCTAACAAATTAACTATCCCGGTGTGGCTTGACCGCCTATCCGGGAACAAGGGCCTGTGAAGGTATTTTCATTTATTAAGAATCACTTCCTCGTCAAGCCCAATCAGGGTTACGCCAATGGCACTGTATACGGGAACTGGCGAGAAAACGGAGAATATGGTAGCGCTGAACGTATTGGAATGACATAGTGTGATTTGCCATGATTATTTAAGGTTAGTTTATATTCAGTTTTAATAATTCCAGCAAAACAGCGTGCCCTGTTCGATTCGGGGCTTCTCCTCTAAATATATTTACCATGAGACTTACATTAACCAAAACCGAAATTGCAATTGTTCAGAAACTTGTGATAGACCGAAAGCGTGACATTCATAATGCAGGAGGTGACAGCAAGCAGTATGAGATGCTAAGTAAGCTAAATAAAAAGATTGCAAGGCAGGCAAAGAAATTTTATAAAACATGAAACCCTACGTAATTACCTCTATGGCTCTCATTACACACAGCGGAAAAAAGTTACCGCTTACAGTAATAGAGAGCCACATCCTAACAAAACCTTTGGAAACAATCAAGGATAAGCTGCTTGATGCTTTCTCTACGATGAAAGACAAGCCGGTGAATGTTGAATTGAAAATAAAATATGTATGAAAAATGTAGAAAGTAAAATACAAATAGCTTGTGTTAATTGGTTTCGTTACCAATATCCCAAATACAAAAAACTCCTATTTTCTGTTCCTAATGGTGGCGCAAGAAATTCAATCACTGGAGCAATCCTAAAAATGGAGGGAGCACTTGCAGGCGTGTCTGATCTTATTTTTTTGAAACCGAACCGTTTTTATGGCTGCTTGTGCATTGAGATGAAACAGCCAAAAGGGAGACAGCAAGAAAGTCAAAAAGAGTGGCAGAAAGCCGTAGAATCAGCAGGAAATAAATATGTAGTTTGCCGTTCGCTTGACGAGTTTATAGAAGTAGTAACCGATTACTTGAAAGATGTATAGCTATGGCAGAATCATTCAAGAATGACTACAAAGACGACAAACTCCGCTGGGATTTGCTCCCGCTGGATTTGATAGAGGAAGTCGTTAAGGTATATCACTTTGGTGCAAAAAAGTACGCTCCTAATAGCTGGCAGAATCTTCCTGATGCGGAAAACCGATATTATTCTGCGCTTCTTAGGCACTTGGTAGCATATCGAAAAGGTGAAACGAAAGACGAGGAAAGCGGGCTTCATCCGCTTGCTCATGTTATATGGAACGGGCTTGCGCTACTCTATTTTGCTTTAAAGAAAAAATAATAAAAATCTCGATGAACCATTTGAAGATATAGATGAGTATAAAAAATGTTTATATGGAAATAAATAGAATAGCCCATGAATGGGCATGCAATAATAAAGATAAGTCTTTAGAGGAAGCTTTCTTAGCAGGGCTTAGCTATAATCATAAAATTGCAGGATTAAAGAATATAGATGAAAGAAAGGAGAAGTTTAAGGCTGAAGTACTTCTTTATCAAGGTCAATATCCTGATTATATGCTGATTGAATTTTATGAATACTGGTCTGAGTGCGGGGGACGGAAAATGAGGTTTGAGAAAGAAAAGACATTTGAGGTTAGTAAGAGATTAGCGCGCTGGAGTAATAATAGCTTTAGAAATAATGGGAACAGAAATTACACTAACAAGCAAGGAAATAGCGGTTCTATCTTCCAAGCAGCTGATAGCTATCTGCAAGAACATCAGTAGCGAGATAACAACCATTAAACAAGCGATTAATTCTCCGCCAATCCAGCTGTCACAATGGAAATCCGTTAATGCGGATTGCATAAAGGCCGTCCTTGTAAAATTTATCGAAGGAACACTTTTGTTTTATGGAAGAACGAGGGAAGACATGAATGATTATCAAGTCGCTTCCGTCGTTAACTCTATTCTTGAGAAATACTACTATTTCCGTATTGAAGATGTATGTCTTTGCTTTAAACGCGCACGTGAAAATTCGGCATACGGTAAGTTTTACGGACGCATTGACGGTTCTGTAATAATGAACTGGTTTGCTACCTACGATAAAGAACGTGACGAGATAATACATTCTTTCAATGATGTAAGTACCGAGCATGATACGTCCGAAAACATATCTCGCGAAGAATATAAGGAAATACTTCTTGCAAGAATAGCCGGAGGAGATTTGTATGCCAATGCCGATTACATGAAGATGTGCGAGATAAACAACATATTCTTTGAGAATAGATTTGAGATAGGAAATTACAAGTATAACAGGTTGCACAAGTTTGATAAAAAGTTATGAAGCTAACAGTATGCTGGACCGCAAGAGGCAGAAACAAACGTTTCTATCACGATATATGCCGAAAATTTGGAATATCAGACTATATGAGCATCAACCATGAAACACCATGTGATATAAAGGACGAAGATATGGAGTTGCTACGTGAATGTGAGAAGCGCGGATTTTTACAGATAAGAAAAAAGCAATGAATATTCAGGGATACCCAATTCTCTGCACCGGGAGAATCGAAAACAAAAGAACACTTTCCCGATGCAGGCGATGTCCGTTGTTCAACAGAAGATATCCGGTTTATTCTTCATGGAGGATAGACGGAGAATGTTGCTGTGTAGCGGATATTATTGTAATTGATAAAAATATAACATAATAATGGAAAAACTAACTATAAACGACTTACCCGAAGATGTCTTAGAGAGAATGAGGAGAGCAATTAGGGAGGACAGCCAAATGATCGCTCTAAAGAACAAGCACTCCCAGTATATAATCAACAGGCAATATGCCAAGGCTGTTTTGCTAAAGGAAAAAATGCAAAAGATAGAGGATCGGGTAATACGTGAATATCTTGACAGCTACGAAGGTGAAACGGAGAATATGCAGAGCCTCATGTCGGATATGTCGCCCGAAGACAGGGAGTATATCAATACTTGCACCAATGCGATTATTCTAATCTGTGACATGATAGAAACGTTTACAATGGACTTTAACCAAGTTCTTAAGAAATATCATCCTGATTACCGATTGGAGATGTACGATAAGATAATGCAGGTAGGCAAAGAAGCTAAGGCTCATGTACAGTTCATGTCGGAGTGTACGGACAATGTCTATCAGTGTTCCTTTGCGGACAGCGCGGATGATATTACGGAGCTCGTGAGGAACAAGGCCCGTTCGCTAATACGCAAGGTTAAGGCTAAGGAGGCAGAGAGATGAGCGTGTGATATAGCAGGTAAATATGTACGAATAAATTAAACTTACAATAATATATTATGATTAAAAAACTATTACAGAAGTATCAAGCGTACAGGGATAAAAAGTTCCTTGCACGCTTGGAGAGAGTGTTAAACAATAATGTGGTGGGCGCAAACTTATTTATAGAAAAAAATATATTTTCACTCAGGGGATTTCACATGTATTTTCCTAAAGGCGCAGTGGCGGATTTGCTAAACAAAATTCCTCCAAGTCTTGTCGAAGAACGTCTTCGTTCAGGATATTACGAGAAACGAGAGATTCCGCAATCAGGTTTAGACTTTTAGAATAATAAAAACAATTATTTCCTACGGAAGCATTTATATTGTATTTTCCTGAAAGGCTGTTTATTAGATCTCTTTGAAAAATAAAGTTCCCTGCATCTTGTTTTCCTCTGCATGGAATGTTAAGCTGTTTGCAGATTGAGATAGTTAGACCAATTACTTCTTCAGGGCAGTAGATTGATGTTTTTATAAACTCTTTCATAAGTTATAATTTTTAGAATTTGACGAAACAAAAGTAACAACAAAAAGGAGCATATCCAACAGTTATAATGATAAGTTAGAATTTGACACTCAACCTTTCATTAGGATGTGCTCCTTTCAAAATTTGGGTAAAACAAAAAGAAATGAAACAGACATTAGAAGAAGCAGCGAGAGAGTGCAGACGTACAACTGCCCAATCAATGGGTGTATATGCCCAATATCACTCAATAGATGAGTGCCCTAATCATGGGATTACATATGATGAAATCGCAGAAGCTGCATTTATAAAAGGTGCTGAATGGCAGGCAAAGCAATCGCCTTGGATAAGCGTTAAAGAACGGTTACCGGAAACTAAAGATGAAGTTTTGGTTCTCAATAGAATGAAACGTAGTGATAATTATTTTGTATCGGAAAATCGCTATGCAAATGGAGATTGGGCAGCAAAGTCAGCAATGTATTACGAAGAAATTGCCTGGATGCCAATCCCCTCTTTCGATGATATACTTGAAGCCAACAGGGATGTACTTGAACGGATTAAAGAAAAAGGAGATTGAGATATGAAATTTCCTAAAGTAAAGAAAAAGCAAAAGATTGAAAGGGTTTGTTACAACTGTAAGCATTATTATAAATGCACTGACAGATTTAACAGAGATACTATAAACTGTGATAAATTCAAATTTAATGCTTTATGTAAGAGTGTTTAAAAAAAAGATTAGATATGAAATCAAAACAAGTATTATCAATAGATCAGATGAAGCACCTGAGGGAGCTTGGCTTGGATACGAGTGATGCAAGTATGTATTGGGCAAGAGTATCGCATGGAAGTCGTGTTGATGATAAATCCAAAGGTAAATGGTTTTTGAGTTTGCAGAAAGAATTCCAAGTTTGTGGTTTTATGTCATATGAATCAATTCCCACTTACACCTTGCATGACATTCTTGACAAGCTGCCGAGTTATATTACATACAATGATGAAGAATATCAACTGCAAATACTTCCGCCTTGTATATGTTATAGATACGTAAATTATACGTTTGACGATTTAGATTATAAAAACAATGTGGATATATTGGAAAACGCATATAATATGCTGTGCTGGTGTATTGAAAATGGATATATTTTAAAGAGGGTGAACAATGAAAGCAAGAATAAAAGAAACTGGAGAAATAATTGATGTTGAATGTCGTTTCTATGCCAAGATTGGTTCTACGGACCCGATTATTCATAATAGTTTAGTTGAGGTTTTGAAAGATGATGGAATCATTGATTGGGAACAGAGGCGTTATGAACTGGCAAAGGCTGCAATGCAAGGAGTTCTAAGCAACCCTGCTTTTTGCGGCACATATTCTAAACGTGAAGCACCGATAATTATAGCGCTTGATTGTGCTGATAATATGATAAAGAAACTGAAAAGAGAGTAATCATGGATATAAAAGAAGTAAAAAACAAGAAAGAGAAAGCTGAAATGGAAATAGCTCATATTTTAGAACACCTTGAAGCTGAAATAGGTTTAGAAGTCAATAATATGATTTATATACGCAGGGAAAGTGAAAAGTCTACGTTATCGGCTTTGCCTGTAAGAATAAAAACAAAAATAATCTTGACGTTTTAATCATGGAAGTAAAGAACGGAATAATAATATATGGAGTGCTGCATGAAGCTGTAAGTTGTCGTAGGAATATTTCTTGTAGTATATGTTCTCTTCAAAGTCAATGTGAAGAATTGGAAAGACAAACCGATAAATGGCTTTGTGATTTGTTTGATTGTTGGGGATTCGTCAACCGTGGCAAAGTGACTAACATAGAAATAGAGGAGGCAGAAAATGAAAACGGAAAATATGACATTCAGTGAAGCTCTTGAAGCGATGAAGCAAGGGTATAAAGTGAGAAGGGAAGATTGGGAAGATGGATTATATAGAGTTATGGCTTTCAATTCTTTTACAATAATTGAAAATAGTAATGGTGAAAATATAATAGCTGAATATGTATCTAATATCCTTGCTACCGATTGGGAAATTTACAACGAGCCAAAGCCCGAACCGCAGTTTGAAATCGGAGAATTGGTTATGATGCGAGATAGGATTGATTCAAAATGGTTTCCAGAACATTTTGCCCATTACGAACCAAAGAAAGAAGTTCCATATATGGCAATAAGCGGAAGAGATTATGTGCAATGTGCCAAATTTGATAAAGACATAGTATTCACCAATAAACCAGCAAAGTTATGATACAGAAAGCAGAATTTGATAAGTTGCAGTTTGGGGACAAGCTTGCACAAATAACTGAGAATGGAGAACTTTACACCTATAAATACATAGGTCGTGACCCGGGATGGGAAAACAGGTATGCCTTTTTGAGTGGTGGAGATGGTAGTAGTGCATTACATTACAACCGTGATTTTATAAGTAAATTATTCTTTTACGATTGCTATTCCGAGATAAAGAATATGGCAGATGCAAAGAAGGCAAAATACTATCGCCAATGGCTGGAAGAATACGAAGTGAACGGAATACCTTATATATTTCATTATGACTTGTTGAGTGAATTGAACTATGAGGAAAGAGGATATCCGGAATCCGTGTCAGAAAAGGTGAAGCATGTTATCGCAGACGATATAACCGAGGCTTTGAACGACAAGTTTAAAGGACTGAAAGACGAGGCTTTGAATTACGCAATAAGCGAGTTTGACAAGCGGAAACACGGTTTGGAGGCTACTGCAAAAATATGGAAATGTCTTACATTAATCTTTTTCATTATGACTATTGTTTCAATAATCGCATTATTTATATAGCCATGACCGAAGAACTTGTAACATTGGATACAGCGAAGATGATGAGAGAGAAAGGTATGTTTACAGATATAGAATTTCCTCCACAATCCATCGCCCAGAAGTGGCTGCGTGAAATCAAGAACCTGCATATTGAAATATACCGTAACGCTTGTGGTTATGGATATATCATTGTGAAAGCCAATAACGGCACATGGATGGAAGATGATGATGCCAAAGGCCCTAACGATGGTGGGAATTGGGATACCTACGAAGAAGCACTTGAAGCCGGGATTTTTGAAGCATTAAAACTTATATGATTATGGCAAAAGTATTTATAACAAAGTATGCCTTAACAGAAGGTATTAAAGAGATAGAATCTGATATTCTAAGAGATGATTTTACAGGTTCAGAATATACGTTTTTTAAATATTCATGCTTTTATATAGGGAAAGGCGCATTCACCGATAAATCCGAAGCCTTGAAAAAGGCAGAAGAAATGAGGCTGAATAAAATCACTTCTCTTCGTAAGCAGATTGAGAAACTTGAGAAATTATCTTTTAAAGTAGAGGAAGATTGATATGGCAGTAAAATTCAGACATAAGGAAACCGGATTGTTCTTTTGTAGAGCAAAAGGATTATCACCTTCAATAAGAGAGGTAAAAGAATTTGGAGAAGAAGCAATTTTTAGGAAAAGGAATTTGTCTAAGCGAGGAAGGATTTATGAAACTGCAACTGAAAATCAGAAACGCAATTGGATAGGTGAAGAGCATGCAGATGAATTTGAAATAGTACAAGTATGAAAGCCATAAATAGAAACGAATACCGGGAACGCTGCAAACATTACAGCCATTACAGCGGGCAGTGCTATAAAAAGTCGTTCATATCAGGCATAGCAAACAATGTGCATGTGAATATGAAATGTGACGGTAAATGTCCTCGCATGAGGAATTACGATAAGAGAAACGGAATATTAATTGATAAAGAAATAACAGATGAATTTAAATAAATTGCGCGATCGCGCCTATAAAACCGCCTGTGAACATGGTTTTCATGATGAAGAATTGAGTAACGAACATTACCTCTGTCTTGTCATATCCGAGCTTATGGAAGCAGTGGAAGCAGATAGAAAAGGGAAATACTTCAAAGGTATATTGACTTTTGAGCGTGAGTTTAACCGTTATTCCGCATTAGTGGAAGAAGAAAAACGATTTAAGTGCTCGTTTGAAAGACACGTCAAAGATACAGTTCCTGATGAGCTTACCGATGCCGTTATCCGCCTGCTTGATTTGTGCGGACTGCGCGAGATAGACATTGATGATTTTCCTGAAGAAGCGATATATGGTGCATCCAAAAGTTGCGTAGGTGAAACATTTACTGAAAGCATATACGCCATATCCACATTGCCAATTCGTCATTTTTATAAATATAATTATTCATTTGAAAGTCAGATAGTCCATATGTTATTATCAATCTTCGGGCTTGCCAAGCATCTGAACATAGATTTGCTTTGGCACATCGAGCAGAAGATGCGATACAACGAATTGAGAGAAAACAAACATGGAAAAAGATATTGATTATGAAAAAATACTATTACTATACTTATCGATCCAAATCAGGTGGAATATACTGCGCTGTATGCTCGATTGAAGATGGTGATTTTGATTTAAATCGCATGATGCGTGATTTGTATAAAGATTACGGGTGCGTGTGTATAATCACTTTTTGGAAAGAAATATCCAAAGAAGAACACGAAGGGTTAATGGAGTTCTGTGATAAAGTTAATAAGGAGAGATAGTAATGAAGCATATATTTTTTTTATTTGTAGGTATTTTGGCTTTATACGAAATCATGAAAGCCTTAAACTGTAAGAGGGTTTATTCTCGTACATACGAATATATACATTCTCCCAAAGAAGATAAGAATACATATTTTAAAAAGCACCCCATGCTTCTTTTAATGAGCGTTTTGGATCTTTTTAAGTGGATGACATTAATGGCAGGACTAATGACAAGTCAATGGGTTTTATTTTTGGCGGTGATGGCTTTGTCTTTATCAAGATTCTACCGCCTCGGTAGTTGGGCCATATGTATAGACTGTATTATTACTGTGGCTATTTACTTGTTTGCTATTATTAATACTTATCATTTACATATAGAATTATGAGTAAATTAAGAAGATATAAAAAGGTAGATACGAGTCTGTCTCATTTGTGCACTTTTGCACCAGTTAAAGATCCGGCAGTGGTAATAGGGTCTTATTACTGCAAAAACATTTGTCCTCATTGCCGAGGGACGTTGAATATATTAGGAGTTAGATATGTAAGATGTGATAAACCATGAGTAAAAAAAGGGATGCCTGTACATCCCCTTAAAACAGCATTACGCCACTTTCTTACTATCTACCAAGAAAGAAAAGTATTTGGAATGTTTTGGATATATCCGCTTACCGTTCCTTATGATATACCGACAGAAAATACGAGTTTTGCCGTTTTCATCTTGCGTTCTAACAGTCATATAATACACCTCCTTTCCGTTTTGCCTACTAACCTGTATTAGCAGACTTCAAGCTGCACCCTGTCAAGTGCAACTAAAAAAGCCCAAAGTTACAGGACATTGGGCTTAAATGTCTTTTCTCAATGAGAACGGACAAGAAAGGTGACGAATGACAGTTCGTCGGATTGGAGGTGTTATACTCCTGTTAAAACGCGGTACAAATATAGGTTTTAGCCTACAAGTAAGGAACTTTATTAACGATTTTAATAGTCAAATTAACACATGAGTAAACTCTACAAAGCAACCATTTTCGGCAAACCGTTCATGCTTGGATGGTTCAGTCATGCGGACAAATGGTATCATAGAATTGGAATAATATATTGAAACGAAAAATGAAGAATAAAATCATAGCTGGCGTTATAGCAGCACTGTTCCTGCCTATGCTTATTTCCCTACATTGGGCTGTCGACCAGTTTTTGTCGGTTAGAGTTGTATTAGTAATCGCAATGGTGGTCGGCATAATTGTTGTGACATACAAGCTTTCCAAACTTTTACTTGACGAACATTCTAAAAAATGTAAAAGACCATGAGAAAAGCAGAAAGAATAATCAGAGACAGACATTCCCGCATTCCGGACAAATACAAGAAGATTGACACTACGGTCAACGGGAATGCGGAAAGCCTTGCCGAACAACACAAAGAAGTGGAAAGAAAGCTGTTCCCGCTGCGGCTTAGTAAGAATACTGTTATCTATGTCACAAAAGACAAACAGAATGAAGCATACGCGGAAAGGGCACGCAGAAGAATGGGCATAACAGAACCAAAGAAACCGTTCGTAGACCCGCTTTCCAAAGAGAATATAACCAAGCTGTACAAGGAAGACAACATACCTCCACGCAAGATGGCTGAAATGCTTAATGTAAGCGTCAGGACGGTGTATCTGAAACTTGCCAGGTACGGGCTTACTAAAGTAAAATGCAGGTAACTCTTTCAAAATAGGATACGTGGAAATGGCGTGTATATTAAAAACAGGACACTGTTTAAATTATAACCCTCGTAATTTTTGAGACAAAAACGAATTGTATATTAAAAATAGAACATTATGGAAGGTGATATAGAAAAAGAGATTTACGTAAAAGCGATGAAGATAGCTCTAAAAGTAGATTTCCTTGAAAGCAAGGAAGAGATTAAGTTATACGCCATATCGCTGTATAACGCGATGATATGGGCGAAAAATCATACGGTTAAAGTAAAATATTAAGTTTTTGTTTGGTGTTGTAGAAAAGATATGTATATTTGCAGCGACCTACATAATGAATGGCGAGTGACGCTCGCTTTTTAGTGAGCATTTTTTATGCTTGCAAGTTCGCTGCAATATATAGCGGCTGTTACCCCCGAGTGGAGAAGTTAATGCTCTCCCTGCCATTCATTGGTGTAGGTCATCGGGAGAGGACAGCCGCTTTTCTGTCTATAATGCCAAAATAAAAGACCTACAATTATGGCAAAAGAAATTATTTTATCAAAGGAGAGTAGCGAAAGCGAAATCAAAGCGTATTTCAACGCAGTGTTAAAGTTGTCACAATCTGATGACGAATTTCCCGTCAATCTTAATGAAGTATGGATGCTCGTTTACAGTCAAAAATCAGATGCTGTTTCAGCTTTGAAGTTAGATTTTATAGAAAATGTTGATTATCAAGTTTTAAGGAAAAATCCTCAAAACCCTAATGGTGGAAGACCTACAAATGAGTATAAACTCACAGTCTCTTGTTTGGAATTCTTCATCGCAAGAAAAGTAAGAGCTGTTTTTGAAGTATACAGAAAAGTATTCCACCACACCGCTCATAAAGTAATCGAGGGGAATGGCAATTCCAAACAGCCAACCATATCCGACAAGATGAAAGTTGCGACATGGCTTATAAAAACGCTTAATTTAAACGACACATCTAAATTGATGCTGGCAAAGAGTATAGCCGACCCACTCGGATTGCCTACGCCTGACTACACCCCGTCAAAAGGGATAATAAAATCAGCAACCGACCTGTTGAAAGAACGGAAAGCCCAAATATCCGCGCGTGAATTTAATACGGTAGCAACAGAAAAAGGTTATCTGTGCGAGATGGAAAGAAAATCATCATACGGACAAAAGAAGAAATTCAAGTCAATTACAGAAAAAGGTCTTTTGTATGGAGAAAACCAAGTTAACCCGAACAATCCGAAAAGTACTCAACCATTATGGTATGAGGATAAGTTTGATGAATTCCTACATATACTTGAATTAGCCTAAACCTTATCATCAAGCCTTGCCCGTACTTATTGCGGGCAGGCTTTTATCAATAAAACCTAAAACAAATATTCATCATGGAAAGAAATACAATACCTGCTAAAAAGCAATATGACCTTAGCGCAATAGACGAATTATTCAAACATAGCATAACACCCGAAGAACTTAGAGGGGAGCTTATCGAACTGGTGTTTGATTATGCGCAATACGTAGAGGAAGGCGCTACCGACTTGTTCAAATGTCACATGGGTACGCTATATGTGCTATATAAGGCTTTAGAGGATGTAAAAGAATTAGAGACACAGAGTTAGCACCTTCGCCAAAACAGCAAGCGGTATTACCCAATGGACAACCCTTTCAAAGCGTTCTAAACGTTCCATTGGAGAACCCTGAACAGGCGGCAGAAGTCATAGTACATCATGCCGTCTGCTTGGTCTATTAATATGTCTATCATGTTACGCATAAGCATATAGATATACAATGTGCCGTATTTGGATACCGCCCGGACACAAAAAAGGCGGTGAAACCGTTTGGATTACCGCCTAAATCATAGAACAACTCTTTTAAATGTCATTTATCAAATATATCAAAATACTTCTTTAACATATAAATTCGCCCTCTTCTTCCTCCAGTAACTTCGGATAGTATTCCGCATTTTTCCATACTTGAAATTAAAGTATATGCAGAAGCACTACTAATTCCTGTTATATTTGCTACCATATTGGCATCTGTAACAGGAAGTTTGTATAGTTCAGTAACAACTTTCAACGCGTTTGCAGATCTGCTTCCTAACGATTTTATTTTTTCTTCATTTTCTTTTTGAAGCAATAGTATTTCTTCAAAAGTCCTAACACCATTCTCTGCTGTTTTAACAATCCCTGTAAGGAAAAACTTAAACCAGCCAGATATATCGTTATTTTCTCTTGCTTGCATAAGACTGGCATAATAAGAATTCCGATGCTTTTCAAGATAATCGGACAGATATAAAATAGGTCTTTTCAAAATACCTTTGCTTACCAAATATAAGGTAATCATCAGTCTTCCAGTCCGCCCATTCCCGTCAAGAAAAGGATGTATCGTTTCAAATTGATAATGTATCAAAGCTATTTTAAGCAGCTCAGGAAAGAATATCTTATCGTTATGTGCAAATTTTTCTATATCTTCCATTAAATCTGGTATAGACGAATGGATAGGTGGAACGAATATAGCATCATTTATATTTGAACCTCCTATCCAATTTTGGCTTCTTCTAAATTCTCCAGGTTGCTTATGTTCTCCTCTTACGCCTTGCAAAAGAATTTTATGAACGTTTCTTATCAATCTGGAAGAAAAAGGCAATTCATCCAATAACTTAATAGCTTCATTCATGGCATTGATGTAGTTATGAACTTCTACCCAGTCATCTCTTTTGTCAAGGGGAACATCTTCTTTAGACATGATGGCTTCTTCCATATTGGTTTGCGTTCCTTCTATTTTAGATGATTGCGTGGCTTCTTTCATTACATGCATGCTGATAAACAGGTCAATATTAGGAATATGTTCGGAATACATATCTAATCTTCCGAGCATCCTATCAGCTTTGCTCAACAAAGTAACTACCTCCATATCAGAAATATCCCAAGCCTTATTTATAAAATTAGGCTGGAAGCTACTATAATACCCTTGATTTATATAAGTACCTGATTTAAAACTCTTCATATTTGCTATTTTAATCTTGATGGCAAAATTAAAATAAAGTTTTTCCTATTCCAAATTTTCCCGAAAAATTAAAATAGCGCATCGCTCTATTATAGAAATAAGCGAAAAATTAAAATAAGCGGTAATCCCAACATGTCAAAGAACGTCATAAGGTGCAATAATATGCAGCTTTATGTTGTAAACAATTCCTTTAATTCAAGAAAATCAGCGGAAGTGATCTTCACCTTTCCGAGGTTTCCCACCACCATATCAAGCAACGGGTTATGAGGAAGTTCAGCCACAATCTCGCCTTTTCCTACGGTTATCGGTATCATGCCGATTTTGTATTCTTGAATATCCATTTCCTTGAACATGTCAACGAACATATCAATAGCAACATCCGTATCTATTGTTCCGTTCTCGTCCGTAATGAACAGCAGGGAGTTGTCTATCATGCCGTTTAGCTTTCCGTCAGCCTTTGAAAGATAATTATTCAAACCCCGTTTCAGCAACACCTTTGTTTGCGGCTTATTAGGGAAAAGCTCGTCTATCCTATATTCAACCCATTCTTGAATGGCGGTTTTAAAATCTCCCTTGAATTTATTTATGTCAGTTGCTTTCATTTCTTCGCCCCTTTCTTAGATTGTTCACTTTTCATTTTCTTATATTCAGCATAAGGCATGTCTGAATACTTTTCTTTGTATTCCTTGAAGTCGTCCAGTTCGGCATCTGCTTCCTTTTGCGCTGATTTCCTTAACCGCTTCAACAGGGTAAGGTGGTTGTCAAGCGCATCCTTTCCAGCTTGGCTCTGTTCAACTACCGGACGCATCATTGCCATGTATTGTTCATTCAATATCATGGTAATATGATTACTGCTTTCCTGAAACTCCTCTGTGGAAGCAATAATCTCACGTTCTTTTTCCGTCATTCCGTCCCATAGAGCATCTACCTCATCCCATACTGGAGACTGGCTTTTATTTTGTTGCGTAGGCTGTTGGGCTATATGTTGCTCATACATCCTTTTCTGCATCTCTACTTGCTGCTGGGCCTGTTGCAACTCCGCTATCTTGGAATCAAAGCTACTACCGCCTAATATAGGGTCATTTAAGAATATATTGTTCATAATTTCATTAGTCAGTGGTCGATAATTGGAAAGTGGAAAGCATGCCCGCAGGCATACCCTCCACTGACCGTTTACTTTTTGCGCTTGGTCTTGCGCTTTGGCTTTTTAGGCTGTGGGAGCCGGATTGCTGCCGGGGCAACAACCACATCTCTGACTGGGAAACCCGGTCACAGTAGGAGTGCTCGGCAAAGTTACAACACCCTTGATGTTACGACAGTCAAGTCTATCTGTATGGTTGATAGACGCAGTGAACGCCTTGTCGATCTCACACATGATAAGCTTGTCTTGGTAAGGACGGATAGCAGCACCTACTGCAACTTCCTTTTCAAGTCCGCTGATACGGGCGTTAAGCTCGTCGAATCCGTCACGCTGGCCCTTATACAAGCTAAATGCTGCGTTATTCAACTTGTCTGTCTGAACATCATAGAGGTCGCGCATGGACTTGTACAGCCCGAAGTCTCCGTCTACCTGTGACTTCCACAAACCGAACTTCTCAGCGACATCCGTATCACGATGCTGGTACATCAGATTCAGAGTGTTCATCTTCAAGCCCCACATCTCGTTAGTAAGCGCCAACTGGGCTTCACATGAATGTGAATAAGCACCGAACGCGGTAGGAGCCGCACCGTTACGCCCTGCGATAGCATCACTTACAGTGTTGATGTTCACGTTCTCGGGCATATTGCCACCGAACCCGAAACCACCACGACCGCGGCCCCAAATGGCGGCTGCGCCCAATGCAGTACCGATGATACCTGTTGCGAGTGCTGCATTACCAACGCCTTTTGAAGCATATTCCTTACGATTTTCATCGTGAACATACTCCTTTTCCTTGATAATTTGTTTTACTTCTGCTTCCATAATAACTATTTTTGGAATTACAGCCACTATTGACTGCTCAGCAAAGGACAGGATAAGTCATTTGTTAATCAAATAGTTATTTGTAAGCTGTTTGTAAGTTGCTTGTTTGTTTCTTGTAAGAACAAATCAACACTCATTTTCTGTTTTCTGCGAATAAAGCCGTTCTTTAACGAGTTAATACGCTGTTGGCTCATGCCTGAATACTTCTCGATCATCTTCTCTGTGAATCCGGCCCTTATAAGCCAGTCTACAAGGATAGACCGGGCGTCTACGTACTTCTCCTCATGCGAGGTAAGGAACTTGTCTAATTCAATGTCCGCAATCTCACAGACTGCCTTTTCCGCTTTCTCGTAAATTCTTTTTAATTTCTCCATTTCAAAAAAATATTAGGGTTATACAAAAACAAAACATCACGAAAACCGTTAATAGCTAATGAAAGCCCTTAAACAGTCCTCGTGATGTTTGCCCGTTGCGGATTGGTAGTCAGTACGGGTTGGGGCTTTCTTTCTACTCTAAGCCCCGAAAGAGCGTCAGCTAAAGCCAACTTCTACACTTATTTCTTTTTTATCCTTATGGCAAGCCAAATAACGGCCAATGCGACACATGCAATGTTTAGCATCATGCTCGCATCTCCGTAATTGATTTTAAACCGTTCCCACCATGATAGTTTTCTTTCCACAGGATAAGGCTTTGACACTTCAATTCTTCTTATCTTTTCAATGAAGTAAGGTATCTTGACTGTCACCGTAGATTGGGGATAGATGCCTAATGAGTGGTTCAATATCCCTTTATTCCAAGACGCATAACTATAAGCATACGGGTTATGCAGGAATGACACAGTATCGCGGGTAGACACGCTGTCTTTATAAGGTATCAGCTTCTCCTGAAACGTTGTATCGTGGTAGACTATACTGTCAAGTACTTTTGTTTCAACAGGCACGTAGACCGTCCTCGTTCGGCACGAAGCAAACACGAACACCAGCAGCATAGCCAGCAATCCGACAGACGCCCAAAACAATAGATTTCTTAGTTCTTTCATGGCAAATAGTTTATAAGTTACGAAATAGAGGAATCTTCATTTTTCCACTCCCTGCTATTCAGGATGCTACCAAGTTCCCTACTGTTATGTTCGTAAACCGTTAGTTTATCCTCGTCAGTCAACACAGGGGACACGAAGTCATAATGAAGAATAACCTTACTTCCGTTCACACTCTTACGCGCATGCTCAGGTACTACTATTCCCTTTTGCAAGCACCATTCTACTGTTACAATTACATATTTCATCCGTTTAATCTTTTAGTCCAAATTTCATTTAACTTTATCTTCTCTTGCTCTATTTCATCAGGAGTGAGAGATTTATCGTAGAGGGCGAAGTAATAGATAGCACCATACAGATAACGATTATCATTCTTCCTGGTTTTCCCTAAATATAATATATCAGTATCTGTTCCTGTTCCTTTTGTTATATTAGTTCCATTATAGGATGTACTCGTCTGATATGATATCGAATCAGATTTTTCTACTAATATTGAAGATAAAGTACCAAACGAACGGCATTGATCATTTGTACTATTTTTAAGAAGTTCAAAAATGAAAGCACCAGTATCATAAGATAAACTCTTAGAAGCTATTACTGCTTCATTATCATTTTGTTTATCCCAAATCTGTCTCCTACATATCACTGTATAATCCGTTTGTATCGGCATATTGTCACATACAGCATAATCATCTACGCTATCGAATACAAGAGAACCTGCGTTGTCGGGAAGAAGTTCAATATCAAAGTAAATATTGGCATTCGTATTAACAGCATAATAAACACGTGTTTCAATAGAGTTATTGAATATATCTTCAGGAATAACAGGTACGTCTATTATATCACCATTATTAACTACATAAGAAAACGCATCAGTTGTATTTCGATTACTATCTGAACTTGAAATTTTAAAATTAACAGGATTCTGAGAATCGGTAGTAATCTTTAGTTTATAAGGAATAGAATTATTATAATTTGCTTTAGGAATGCCAACACTTAAGCCAAAATAATTATTAACATTCCTTGCATTTTTTACAATATGAAATTTATTATAATGTTTAGTGCTGTCATTATTTACTCTATTCCCAAATAACCATAACAAAAAGCTTTGAGCATATTTCCCAAAACCACTACTTCCAGCAAACGCAAAATTCTTCAGTACAAGTTCATGTCCCTTGTAACCACTTATCGAAGCAGGAGGATTATCATTGCTGTATCCTGACATAAACCAAGCGTCAACAAGAGACTTGTGAAACAAACTCCCCGAACCCCTAGCGCTTGCAGAACCGACACCCGGCAGACGTATGGTGTCAATGCCGATGCTCTGAATTGCGACTTTGTTTAGTTCGATATTATTCATTGCCCTATTTTTTTAGCTTCCAACACTTCCGTAAACGATTCAACCGACACATTAACCCCTGCCGGGACATCTACATTGAAAATCAAGTTGGCACTACCGTTGTACGGGCCATAGCCGCCTACGTAGATTGCATCCATGCCGTCAATGTTGGCATAGATATTTAGCGAACCTGCTTCTTGTCTCTTCACCTGTATGGTAACAGGGCCCTCGGATACGAAAGATGCTACGTACTTGTTTTCCTCGTTTTTGCTGAATGATAAATCTGTTGCTGCCATAATGCTTTTATTTAATTGTTAATAATTATCCTTTGAAATATACGACTTTACCCTTTGTTCCGTCATTACGCATATCAAGATGCACCCACGTAACATCCTGCTCCAGTCTTATGGGATAAGGAAGAAGTATTTGGTTTGCCTTAATCCAGTTGCGCACCTCAAGAGCCGTCATACCTTTTACATCGAAATCAATGCCCGTACCTTGCATGTGTGCCGATACGTACACTTTTTCAAGCCTTGTCTTTTCTGCAACAAGCCGGCAGACGTTGCATCTAAAACCTCGCTGTGTCAGATTACCGCCTACCTGCCAATTATTCACATAGATAGGCTTGCCAAGTTTCTCCCTGATAACAAGCAGTGTTTCCAACAGGCGGTTATCGAAGAACTGCCAAGCGTTATTACCGTACTTCTCGTACACGTGTCGGCATACAAGTTCCTGAATGTCGAAGTAGTCTTTAATATTCATTTCTTTTCCTCCTCGTTTTTGGTTATTGCTATATTTGCAAAAAAAATCATGTTAAAATACAACTCATTTTTCTATGGATTTATCGACATATCCGGTTCTCTTTACCGAAAGTGTATAAATTATTATATAAAAAGAAAATGGTGCAATAAAAGCAAAGTCAATTAAACTCATTTATTTTCCTCCTTATCTTTCGTTATTATCTCGCTAACATCTTCCTTATCAACATTAAAAACCTTTTTGCAGAATATGCCCAAAGCCTTTAATATGTTGAAATCATACCCCTTAGGCTTTAATATGTTGCTTATAATAGAACAAAACTCTATAAAGCACACAAAGAGACAGGAATATATATCAATGTTCCACTTGTCTCCGGAAGCAATGTTTATCATCACAACCATGCAGACAAAGGCAAAGTAAGTTACCATTTTACCCATAGTACGGCGTATGGCTCCGGAGAAACGTACTTCCTCATTCATTAATAAACTCTTCCTAACTCCAAACGCCAAATCGCAGATAATAACTGCAAATGATACTATCAGCCAAGGTATCATGTGTTCCAATGACCGTACAATAAAGCTGCTTGCTATCATCGCAAATCCACCCGGTATGCTTTGGGTAACAATGTTTTCTTTCATTTTATCGTTATGTTTAAATTTCTTCCTATCTTTGTGTCACGTACAAACTGTAAGCGTAAATTTTATTAATCAGGCAGACTTTAGTTATCAAGATTACTGTTCGTATTAAATGGTCTGCCTTGCCCGCCTTATTCGTGAGAACAGGACGAGGTTTTTATAATATATCTTTTAATACGTTTCATTTCGTTTCTATATTAATTTCTTTATCTTTGCAGACAGCATCAATAAACTAACTACTGTGCATCCCCGTTTGGCTCGTGAGAGTGGAACGGGGAATTTGCTTATTTGTTTCATCGTACTATCTGCAAGTTATATTCACTGTCTGAACATCCATAGTTACGAATGAACCTTTATTGTCAGAGGTAGCCTCAAAGACCAAATAAGAAGCGGTGCCGGACCTTAACAGGCTGCTGAAAACCAAATAGAACTCCTGATACTGTCCCTCGGTTGAAGAAGGCTCTATATATATCTGACTGATATTCTGCAAAGAACTATTTGCGGGTTGTCCGAACTGGCTGCTTTGATATGTTCCGGCCACAACAGAGCATCTTATTTTTATGGTCCCTTCTCCTGAAGAAGGCGTGAACGATGAGTTTTCAGGAATAATGTACATCCCCTTCGCCTTACGCTCTATCTTCATCCTTACACAAAAATATCTTGTGCCTGAAAAAGAGAAAGTAAGGTCGCTGTCTCTTGAATACCAAGTAGGATTAACCAACGTAAACGCCACATAGGTAAGGCTTGCCCGGCGGCTGAAATAGTTTACTATGCTAATCCTTTTGAAAAACGGAGTATCGCTGCCATTCCATGGAGCTACAATGCCCGTTCCGCCCTCGGCACTTCCACTTGAGCTTATTTTCTGAACACCCATACATACATACAGCGACCGCCCGACAAGCTGGCTTGTATTCTGCATTATCTGCGAAAGCTGGATCTTTATATATTCTGCCCAGTCGGTAACGTTTGCAATATCTTGCCCTGATATTTGTTTGTAAGTCGGAGCGTCCATTACATAAAAAGGCATACCCGTTTCCAAGTAGCATTCAACAACAAACCTATATCCGGAAGATGTCGTAAAAAAGTCCCTGAAATTAAAATCGGACCCCGAATTTATCATGCAAAAAGCAGTGAAGCTATCTTCATCAAACATATTCAGTTCCGACTTATAATTAGTTATGCCTGTTGTAAACGGCTGGACAGCCGCGGTATTGTACCCTTTGAAATCACCAAGTCGGTAAGGCTCACCCTGTCCGCCTCTCGGAAGCTGATATTCCCAGTTGGGGTAGTTTGCCTGAGAAGGGTTTGTGGTAATTTCATAAGCCATTTTATTGAAATACACATATCCCGCCTTCAATGTTGGGGTAACCATTCCCCACATACACCCGTCCGCACGTGTAGGGTCTGTGCTATAATCAAGGTTGAAGTTTGTTGCCTTTCGGTAAGGTTTGTATTTGGCCCACTTGTTGATGTTAGCCCTCGTTTGGAAGAATGTTATCACCTCATTAGTGACACTTCCCCCGGCAGAGTTCAGTACGTCACGTACATTAACGGCAAGGTTGACATCGGTATTAGGTACAATAGCCATATCATACCTCCTTCCGTATAATGGTGATACCACCAGTAACAGCAATAGACATATCACTGCTACCGTCAATCTCGTAGTCCCCATGTACGACCCTGTCCGCTTCATATAGGCTTTCATCTGCATAACAATTCCAATTAGAGGATGTTACCCCCCCTCCCCCTCGCAAGTTGTTGATAACCAATAGGTTACCAATAACTAACAAATCAACCTTTACCTTTTTCATGACACAACCCCTTCCTGATTACTGAACCATTACTTCTTGGATTTTGATTATATCATCTACCTTGAAGTCATTGCTGGAGATGAATTTACCGAAAGCATCTTCTGATAGTTTTTCATACTCCAATTCATGCTTTCTTTCCGTTTCTTCTTTCAGGCACTCTTCCAACTTCTTGTAGTATTCGTTGAAGAACTTGTTGATTTCCCTACGCTCATCTTCTGCCAAAGTGGTTTTATCACCGTCCTTTTGCCATTGCTGGGCTTTCTTCTGCATCTCCTCGAAGTTTTCCCCCTTTAGCTTTTCCTGCGCGTCTTTCTGAAAATCGTCAAAGTCGGCCGCAATAGGTTTGAGCTTTCTTACCGCCTTAATCACAATGAATTTATCCTTATCTTCCATTTTGGTAAGTTTGCTATCATTAAGGAGCTTATATACCGACAGGACGGTGTCTGTTGTAATTTCATTTTTTGATTTTTTATTTTCGCTCATTTTATTATTCTTTTAATGGTTATACGATTAGATTACGGCAATGAAACAGACTGTGCGGTAGCTACCTTAGCTTTCGTTTCGGTGATAAAAGTGTTGACGGCCGCGGTAATCTCGCACTGTTCCTGCTTTTCTCCTACGTTATGGTTGATGCTTAGGTTCTCGTTGCCGTAACTGTTGAAAGTAGCCACCTGTGAGCCGTCTTTCTTCACTGTGCCTGAATTGATATTACCTACAATGCCGTTGTTTATCTCGGCATCCGCTTCAATGTCATAGACCTTAGATTCGTCTACGGAGTTATTTACTCTTACTGTTGCTCTCACTAACTTTTCATAAGCCACTTTTTCTGCGGCGGTTGTTGATGTACTCATAACTTTTGTTTTTATTGGTTTACTATTCTATTGTTATCATATTGTCATTTGCATCTACTTGAAGCCCAATAATTTTCATTTGGGAAAGGCCGATGATGCCCAGTATCTCTATCCCGGTCTCACGCTCTATGCTGTTTCTCACGCCTGATATGTCGGTAATGAGGAACTGCGGAATATCTTTCCCGCCAAACCGCACAAGCGTATTGCAGTAATACACATCTTCCATTTCACCGCCTGCACCAACAAGAGAGCCGGGGTATTTGCGCCCTCTCACGATGTCGAACTTCTTCACCTTGTCCTCGGCAATAAGCCCGACACTCGCACCTGTATCGATAAGGAAAAAGCCTTTCTTCCCGTTTACCTCGGCTTCAATGATAAGCCGCTTGTCTGATAATGATTTGAACTGTTTCATGGTCTTTTATTAAGTTAATAATACGTCTTAAAACGAACCGCTTGCTGGCGGTGTGTTGCTTATATTCAGTGATTTGGTTATCTCATTTCCTGTATATGAAACATACAAATACCAATAGCCATACACATTCGTCTTGGTAGTGGTGTAGAAATTGTTGTTAGTAAATGAGGTAATCGTTTTTGTCTCACCGGGTGCAATTGATATACTGGTTGAGCCGACATTCCATATTGATACATTCGAGACATTAGTCATGTTGCTTCCACTAAAGGAACATCTAAGGCCTGAAACACTTGTACTAATATTGCCATTGTTCTTGATTACGATACTGGTTAAATATAGCCTGTATCCGTTGCCATAGTCTGCTCTCGCATAGTTGGCGGTAACCACCAACTGTGCTGCCTGCTTAACTATGGTGACTGTCGAGATAGACATTGTAAGCGGAAGACACTTTACCGTTTGATAACCGTTCCCGTCAGGATTTGGAAGCGAACTCGATTCAATGAGGAACGGCATTAACTTATAGGTTCCATAACAGTTCCTATCATTGATAGTAATAGCAGTCTCATGGTCTCCACCCTCTGTATGGGTATGGACTTTTACCTGTTCGATAGCATAGAACGTTCCGTTGTCCCCTTTAAGGATTACTCCGAGATAGCAGTTATCTGCTGACAGAATCAATGTTCCGTACGGGTCTCTATTGTCAAGATAGGATATGTTCAGCCAATTTGGATGTGAACTCTTTCCCCTCAGATTGACATATACCGCTACCCATGTATTGTTTCCGCCCATTGTTAAGTTTGTTTTGCTGGACGGATATATAGGTGCGTCCGCGGCTCCGTCATAGCCCCTGAAATCATCTAACCTGTAAGGTGAGGAAGTGCCACCAGTTGGCCTATCATATGTGTAGTACGCTGAAAGCTCCGCACTTGTCCTGTCGATGAATGCCTTGCAAGCGCCGAACTCGGTTTGCCATGGTATGTTTCCGATGCCATAGTTCTTGGTTGCCCTCTCTGCATCCGTCAAGTCGAAGTTTTTTGCGTAATTTATAGGCTTATACTTCGCCCATTTCCTAATATTAGCAGCATCTGTAAAGAACGTTAAGCAGTCATTAGAAACACTCCCTCCGTATGCGTTGAGCGTATCGCGTATATCCTCTGTTTTAAGGTTTGTACTCGGTAATATATTATACACTGCCATTATGCTGCCCTCCTTTCCAGTTCGCTAACGCGGTTCTTTAGTTCTTCATTCTCACGTTTTAATCTCTCTATCTCTGTTTCGTGTCTGCCAAAATCCTCTATCAAAAATCTTTGGAAATGCTTGGCCATAGACAATACGCATGTAGTTGCAAGCACATCATAACTCATTGTGAAGAAGCCCTCATTGTCTGTGTCTGTCACCTGTGGAAGGAATCGATTCCAATACTGGGCACTCGTTCCTGCTCTGACCTTGCCTTTTTCATCTTTCTTGAAAATGTAATCGAAAAGGTCAGCATTTGCCATTACGTCAAGAGGTACGATGATGCTGTTCAGGACGTTCTTCTTTCTTAAGTCGGAGTACATTGTTATTCCGCCAGCGGTAAGAATATTGCCGTTAACATAAAATCTATTTCCACCATAAGCAGAAAATGAGGCAACTTCGTTATATACTGTCCCGTTTGCATCATAACTCCATAACGAAAGCCCTCTTGTAATCTCGCCCTTAGCGTGATACCAACACCATTCATAATCGGGGTCTGTGCCGGATATAGCGGTATTAAATGTTCGATACGCAGCGTAATATTGGGTCGAGTAATTAGATACTTCAATTTGCATACATTTCATAATACCACGAGCCATAAACGATCCGTTTACATCTAACTTGTGCTCAGGTGTTATGCCTATGCCGACGTTGCCGCCACCCATACAGCAAATTAAGTTATTAGATGAATTGTACTGTAAGTACAGATGATCGTTATAATTATTTATTTCATTACCTCTTCCGCTATCATTTCCGTTGTTATCTGTCTCAATGCAGATAGTATTAAATTTAGCCCCTCCTGTTACATTGCTTGTACCGTCAAAAGGCTTGCTGAAGATTGTGCGAGGGGTTTGCAGCTTAGTGGCGGAGTAGACATTACCGTCAGTTGTTGCTAAAGTATGTTGGTAATAATTATAATCATTAGTACCGAAAATAAAAGGGAGACCATCCAACGGGAAAAATACACCTGATGAGTATCTCGGGTATCCGTCACTGTTTATTCTGTCAGCGCAATACAACTGTATTTGCATATTACCTAATGCATTAGGATGCCCAACTCCAACAAATAGAGTATCGGATGCGCCTGTATTAACATTATTATAACACCAACCTAATACCTTTCTTAAATAGACGTTAGTATCAGGAGAACCAAATTCACTGTAATGAGGGAAGCCAATTTGACGCATCACTCTATCTCCTACATTACCAAGATGTTTACCGTCCAACAAATCCGCATCCAGCCCTGAACCTGAACCATCGTTGCCGGCATCCCAAACTTTATACCCATTTTGATATATTGCAGGAGCTTCAAAATATTCTCCCCCTTGTTCTCCGACAAGAATTAGACCTGCTGGAGCACGATAGTTATCAAAATCATTATATACCAGCTTAACACCTTGCCCATTTGCTATTTGTTCTCTGAATGTTATACCTATTGAGCCTGAATATGAGGGACGTTCTGATGTGTGAGCGAAAACCAAATTTCCTGTCATCGTATCCCCTGCCTTGTTGACGTAGCGGTTATCTGTATAATGAAGATAGTTAACTTCATCAAGAAGCATTCGCCAGCTTTTCTTATCATCATTCCATCCTGATCTAAATTGTATGCCATTATTGCCATCGTTTGGATCTGATGATGTATGAGTAGAATACAATTCAAGCCTTGAATAACTTGAATAAAACGATGTTACTTGTCCATAAGAGTATATTTTATGTGCAATTCCATCAGGATAAGCGTTAATATAAGTACCAGTACCCAATCCTATCCATCCTGTGTTTCTGCCATCTTCATACGTATCTCCGAATTGCCTGAAATATCTGCTATCCGCATCAGACTTCGTATAAGCATCCGTAATGCCATAGCCGCTTAGAGTAGTAGGATGAGATGACAGCTCACCAAACGAATAACTCGGCTTGTTCGGCTGCTTGGCCCAAGAATACACGTCACTTGCCGGCAATGTGGTTGGGTAATTAGGCAATGTAATAAGCTTCGTGGTTTCATCAGGGGAATAGGTTGTGCCGTTAAGGATAATCCCGTCTACCGATCCACCGCCAACACCGCCTATTACGCTTAATACACCACCCTCTTTTGACAAGGTGGTATTGTCAATCGGAAGCGCATCAAGAATGGTTGATGCCGTATGACTGCCTTGTGCAAACATGGTAAGACTACCTGTCAAAATCAAATCACCGTCTAACTCAACCACTCCGTCAGAATGCTTCTTCACAAGTATATCACCGATATTTAAGCCGTTTATGAATGACTTGATACCTGTAATGTCCTGTGCACCCGATTTGGTTACGTAATCGGCTAATAGCCCGGATATGTCGTTTTTGGTGTAGGCGTCTGTGATGCCATAGCCTGCAAGGGTGGTGGCCTTATCCGCCTTAACGGAGAGTAATTCAGCTAACGTGCTTGTCTGCGTCTGACCTGCAAGGAATGATTCAAGCTCTTTCCATTTATTGATGATACCGTCAGTATCAGTCCCCTCCAAGAAGTTATCTACCTTAGCGGATAATTGAGACAAGGACGATGAAGTAGCATAACCGCTAAGTGTGTTATTAACCCATTGCTCCGTAGCATAACCGCTTAATGAAGGATAATTAGGCAAGGTGATTATTCCGTCCTCATTAGGAGTGTAAGTGTTACCATTTACCACTATACCATTGGCAGTACCCTTTCCACCTGTTGAGACAAGCTTTCCGTCAACCCACTGAATCGTCACACCGTCTATTGGGAGACCTTCGTAGATTGAAGGGACTTGAACGTCTGCGCCTGCGTACATGGTTACTCCGTAGGCGGTAATCAACGGTTTGGTTAAGAACAAGTATTCCTTTCCGTTATCGTCAACCCTCTCTTCAAGGTTTCTGTCCCAAACTACTTTGTCGAGCTTCTTTCCGAGAAAATCATCTATCTGATCTCTCGAATAGCTGTCACTTCCATTACCGCCAACTCTCGCAACCTTATCCTTATTTGTTTTTATGAAGATAGCAGGGTCTTCATCTGCATTACATACATATATTTCCCCGTCATTAAGTCCGTCGAGCCCGTTTCCGCCCGGAGTAGATATATTAGGAGCTTTAGCCCTGTTGTTTTCAAGGTCGCTCCCATGCCAATTTATTTTATTTACCCTCTTCTTTATCATACTTCCACTGTTGTTACGTTAGTAAAAGCTGATTTGTCAGCCTTGAACTGCAATAGCTGCCCGTCTGTGGCATTATCAATCACAAATGCCCCATATAATGGCGGAGATGCTGGTTCGGGAGTACCTCCGATACCGGCAATATCATTATATTGTTGTTCAAGAGCGATCGAGATGTAGAATAATTGGCTTGATTCAATAACCTGTGTAATTTCAGGTACTGAACCCTCGGAACGCACGAACTTCGTCCCGTCAATTTCCACCATTGAAAGGCATAAGATGCGGTTTAAGTGTTTGGCAAACCAATATGGCACGCCTTTTGAGCTTCCGATTGTAAGGGTATAAACATCATACGGGACTGCGTATAACTCCTCTATCTCCTGCATCTGATTGCGGTATTGCTCGTTGCTTATATGAGAAGTATATCCTTCCGGCTTAAATCCGGCTTCTACCCGGAACTCAAACACCTGTTGAGTATCGTTTATCCAAAATATGCTATCAAAAGCGGAATTATTACTCTTGTGAGAATACCTGATAAGCGTTGTTTCCTCTAATATAATATCAGAGGAGCACACCTCGAATGGCTCTGACGCATTACCATTGACAGTAACCGTATATTTTGCATCATCCAGCCCGTTAAGGACTGCATAATGCATTAATACGTTATCATTTTGATTGTATGTAGAAAGAGATACAGGAGTAGAGGTCTCGGCGACAAGGTTGTTAAGTGTTACTGACACCTCCTCCGAAGCGCTCGCAAACACCTGTATATGGATTTTATCAGAAGTGTGGAACCTCTGAATGTAGTCCATTTCCAGCCCAAACTTATTTTTTATAGGTGAGAAAAAAAGAGGGCAAACATCACCAACCTTTACCATGTCTTTTCGTCCTTTTTACGGTGACGTGCAACTTTACACGTCCTTTGCAAATGTACATACTATTTAGAATAATTCCAACTAAGAACCAATAAATTAAATAAATTATTATCTTTGTATCGCCATGTGATGTTGCATGGAACTCAAAATAAGGACTTATGGCAAACGAATTTGTAATTACAGATGTAGTAAGTAAGGAGGCTTTACAGCAGCTAAAAACATTATCACTTGAGTTTGATTCGGCAAAAGGTAAGTATGTAGAATTTGCAAATACATTAGCGGCAAGCTCAAAGACTAATCCAAAGACTTTTGACGAACTTTCCCAAAAAGCACACGATTATACATCCATTCTTGAAAAACTGAACAAGACACAGGAAAGAATGGAATCCATTCAGACAAAGCATTTGACTGTATTGCGGCAAATATCCCAGCAGTTTAACTCTATGTCGAGTCTTCAAAAACTAAACATCCTGTTTGAGCAATTTTCTAAAAACGTAAAAAATGCAAGCGATATGCTTGCCGGGCTTTCTTCTTCTT